CATGCGGCGGTGGGCGGCGAAGCGTAAGTACCAGCACCAGTAAGGAACTTTGCCTGGTCTCCAGCAGCAGGCGCAGGAACAAGCCCCTTCACGCCAGCAACTAAAGCTGTGGCACCCACCATATTCGGTACGCCTGAGGCAGAACCGGTGCCGCCCTGGCTGATATCCAGAACTGTCTTACCCGTGGGGTACATAACAAAGTAATCGTCTGGCCTAACAGTGCCGGCGTCCATTCGGCGGAGAACAACGCTGCTTGAGTTTCGATCAAATACAAGCATCTGCCAGTGGCCGGTTGTACCGCTCGACCAATTACAGACGATCCCCGTTGAGCCCGCAGCGAACTGAACGGTTGTACTACCTAATTTATAAGGGATATTGGCTGTGGTAGCTGGCGTATTTATGCTGAACTTTTGGCTAACAGAGAGGGCATTTATATCTGGAGCAGGTGCGATTGTAAGGTTTACGGGAACGCCCCAACCGCCAAGTGTATTTTGCGCCTGTAGCTTTCCAAAGCCGGTAAGGATGGTGTCTGATGCCGCAATCGCGGTCGAAATCGCAACGCTAAGGCCAGTGAGCGGTGTCGATAGCGGGACCGATGCAGAGGCCGCTGCCTGATCCGCATACGTTTTCGCATTTGTCTCGGATGCCTTCGCAGCGTTCTGGCTCGCCAGTGCCGCCGCTGCCCTGCTGGTCGCGTTGTTCGAAGATGCTAAAGCCTCTGCAGCTTTGGCTGTCGCCGTGCCAGCAGAAGACGTGGCTGATTCCGCCGACACTCTCGCCTGGTCAATCTGGGCAGACATATCGGTTGCTGTGGCCGCGATCACCTTGGTTGCGGCGCGCAACTGATCAGCTGATTCCTTGACGTACCCCTGCATCGGCGCGAGCGAGTAGCCTCCACAAGCGGCGGTTGTGCCCTGGTAGTTCGGGGCAATAGACAGCGCCGTATCACTGGCGATATTGGAAATTTCATACCATCGTCCGTCAGGACCGCGAAAAGCGTCACCCACACGCGCGTTCGCAATGAAGGATGTCCCTGACCCGATGACGGCATTGCTTCCAGCCGTTACAGAAACAGTGCCCGCCTTGTACCAACCCATACTTTTCTCCAGGCAATAAAAAACCGCACATGGCGGCATTAGAAATATTGATAAAACAGGCAATCAGGAAATGGGCTTCGCAAAAACCACAGGAATAAACAGAGAGGTTTGCAGGTCAACACCAACAGCCTGAATCACAAGCCTGTCATTGTGGTACTCCCATACAGCGTATAAATTTCCCTGCCGAGATGTACCCCCCGCAACATCCATAGCGATGTTATTGAGCAACATATAATCGCCACTTGTAAGACTTGAAGATGCCGTCCAACTGAGACGGCTAGTTCCCTGAGCAGTTGTGGATGAGCCGAGATATACCCAGCCAGTAATGGTTCTGGTGAATTGCGCGCATGGAGTTCCACTGTCAAATAGAAGTTTTGACGATCCATCCCATATGCGAAAGCCAAACTTTGCAGTCGGCTCTGATTTAAATGCGGCGGTAAACCAATTACCGGAGCTGGGCTGACCCGTAATCCCCGAAAAAGAAAATCCTGTCCAGGCCCCCGCCGACCCTCTAACCACACAAAAGCATAGCGTTACGGATAAGGCTGGCCTTACAAAGACCAATGGCGGCTCATCCGTTGTAATTGCTTTCGAAAACGGCACATAGGCGCCCGAACTGGAGGAGCTCCAAGTTCCTTTTTCAAGAACCACAAGCCTCGCAAACTCGGAGTCAAGTGTGACGACGTTATTGTTGTTTGTGAAAGTTAAACCGAAAGTCATCAGCGATACCTCATTACTAATAGTCTTTGAGGCGAAGCACCGAGAGGCCCTGTGGAGGTTGCGGGATTGCCAAAGTATATGACCACGCCATCCACTCCCACGACGGGGGTGTATTGAATCGCGTAGTAGCTCTGTCCGGACGTGTCATAAGAAGCAACCGGAACGCAGACGGCGGAATGAGTGGCGGGGTTAACACCTGGAAGAGAAATGTAGCGAGTACGACCAAGTGCTGGAACACCAGCTTGAACAATTTCCGAGTGAACGATCCGAACGGTGAACGAGTTTTCATCAAGTTCAAGGAGGCCGGTAGGCCCCCAAACTCTTACCCCGAAGCTCATGCGTCAAGATCCCCCCATTGGTAGCGCTTGGTGTTGGCTTCGTCATAAACCTTGCCGCCACGATTGTTGATCGTCTGGCGACCGCCAATGCCCACAGTGCTGTTCAGCTCAAACTCGCCAGTGACGAAGTTGATCATCAGGCCGGTTTTTCCTGGCTCGTAGTTCGCCGACTGAATGCTCTGCGTAAGCTTTGCAACGCCAATCGAAGCATCTTGGATGAACGCTGAACGCATGAAGACCTGGCCGTTCTTCACGGTGAACGGTGAAGAGAGCACCCCGTTGATGTTGTTCACGACAGCAAAGGTGTCAGCACTCACCAGGAACTGGCTTTGCAACTGACCATCTACGTTCTCGATACCAAGCCCAACGCTGGCGGCGACGTACTGCCCGTTTGCATTCAGCTGCATCTTTACCGACCACATGGTGGAGAGCTTGCCGTCGGTGTCGACCTGAGCCCGGCTTACTGTCTGGATGTCCGCTGAGTTGTCATCGATCTTCACGCCGATCTGCTGGATAGCCTGGGCCGTGGCCTCGCGATCCGTGACCACTACGCTTTCCAGATCGGTCACAGTGCCGGCAACGTCGCCCACCGACGCGGTGAGTTCGGTCTGCCGTTGCACCATGGCCTCGTTCTGCGAGGCGCGAGTCTTCACCTCCTCGGCGAAGCTGGCCGCAGCGTTATAGCCCTGGAGCGCATCAGCAAGATCACCCTCCCCGTTGTCATCCCTGTATGCCGCCTGCAAAACCTGAAGGCTCGACGCCGAGGCCGTCACGATGCCGTCCAACTTGGTGATATCGGTGGTGTTGGTGGAGACCTGATGTGCAAGACCGTTCGCCGTCTCTACCGACTGGCCAACATCGAGCCAGTAGGTAGCATCCGGTGGCGGCTTTTTGATTGGCACAGCCTGAGCGGCTTGGTATATCCGCCCGCCCTCCACCACCATCTGGCCTTTGAGGTAAGTGGCGTCCTTGTTGTAACCCTTCAACCCACCCAAAGCGCTGATCTGATCTTGGAGGCCGGGGATCTTGTCGATCTGGTCGATGATGTCCTGGCCAAGCTCAGTGCGCCCAATCTGCCCCGCGATCAACTCCAGCACCGGCGCAGCATCCGCACTGGCCTGCCCCATCACACCATTGCCAACCGGGTAGAACGGGCCAACATTGCCGGTGCGGTCCACCAGGCGCGCCCAGAAAAACAGGGTTGCGCCAGCCAACAGTGACTGCATGCGGTAGTCGGCCTGTGGATGCGCCAGGTCGGCAAGCTTGGTGGCCACCGACAAGTCATTGGCCGGGCCATACCAAAGCTCGGTGCGCTGGGTGTCCTCTGCACCTAGTGGGAAGCCCCACTTGATGCTGATGCCGAACAGTTCGCTGGTGGTGCGCAGGAAAGCCACCGCCGGCGGCAGGCCGACCTTGCCTTCCAGGTTGGTCAGGTTGGAGCTTTTCCAGATCGACGATATTTCAAACGCGCTCACAGAGCGCACCCGGGCCACGTAGGCGCCCGAGTAAATGCCGGTGACATCCACACTTGTCGCGCCCGTGCGCTGCAGCTTGATCCAGTTGCCGCTGTCCTTACGCCACTCCACGTCATACGCGACCGCGCCAGCCACAGCTGGCCACGAGATATTCATGGTGCTGATCGCCAGGCCCTGGTCAACGGAGTAGTTCGACGTGATGTCGACGCTCACCGGCGCCGGAACGACAGTGATCGGCACAACGCTGATTGGCCGCTCTTCCAGGCGCGCGCCGGTGTCGATGTGATCGAACTTGCTCGGGTCGTACTGCACAGCCGAGATTTCAAACACGCCAGGCTCCGGCCGCGCCACGCTGACCACGCGATAAAGCGGGATGGCCAGGTCGTCAGCATCCAGCGCCCATACCAGTTCGCGCTCTGGCGTAACGGAGTAAGCCACCGTGACGGTGACCTGCCGGCCGCTGACCAGTTGCACTGTACGGCCCTCACACTTGCCATCTGGCAGGTTGAGGATCAGCCGATCGCCGGGCTTGGCCTGGGTGTCGCGGTCCAGCGTGATGACTTTGCCGTTTACAGCTGAGATACGCCCACCGACAGGCCTGCCGGCCAGCAGTTCGTCAGCGATCGGGATCACGTAGCCAGGGAGCGGGATGCGCCCGTCGAGCCCCACTTTGAAAGTGACGGCCCGATCCTTGGAGTTGGTGAGCAGCGCCCACTTACCGCGGCGCTGGGCCTCGGATTCACGCGTACAGCCAATGGCGCTGATCTCTAACGGGTTGTCGCCATAGCGACGCTGGAGCTTCTGGTCGGTCACAGCCGTGACATCGGTGTCGTAGTTGTTAAGTGGGTTGTCGTAGCTCACCAGCGCGCGGCTGTAGCGGGTGCGCTCCGACGCACTGGAGTACGTGAACTTGCCGTCGATGACGTTCGCCCGGGTGTAGGCAAAGTCGAAGTCGGTAGCGCGCGGCATATCCGAAAGAGTGAAGACTTGACCTTGGGCCCAGTAGGTCATGCCCCTGTAAATCGCCGAGATATCACGCAGCAGAGACCAGGCGTCAGCCTTGCTCTGCAGGTTCAGGTTGCATATGAAGCGCGGCTCCTGGCCGCCCTTCCCGTCTGGCACCAGTTGGTCGCAGTATTGGGAAACCCGATACAACTCCCAGATATCGACCATCCACGGCTTAATGCGCCGTCCAAGACCGAACCGATCGTTTGTGGTGATGCCGTAGGTGTGCCAAACGGGATTATCCGTCCACGCCTCCTTGAACGTGCCATCCCAAATTCCGGCATAGCTGCGGGAGCGCGGATCGTAGTTACTTGGCAC